AGCTAGTCTAAAAGCATCTACCGCTTGGATAGTTGTATAAACCACGTCATTAGCGTTTTTAGGTGTAGTAGTCGTATAGCTAGTAATAAAGCCTGAAAAGATAGGGTAAGTAGTTGCACCGTATGTAGCCGTAATCTGCACTTTACGCATAGGCGTTAATAAATTGTAATACGGCCCGCTTGGGTTTTGTGGGTTAAAATCGCCATTTTGGTCAACGATACGCAGCGATAGGGTGCCCGTTTGGAATTGGTCAGCCTGTGCGTTACGGCCTCTAATAGTTTGGATGCTGTCCACTACATTGGATACGTCCACGATAACGCTGGCGCTATCTGCTAATACGTTTGTGTCTAGTATGCCAGTATCTAAAATCATAGCTTGAGCAAAGCTAGGGCCAGTACTGAAGTTAATAACAGCGTTTACTACTGGCACGGTCATACTGCTATGGCCCCTGCGTAGGTAGTTGTATAGCCTCTACGTGCTATCTCATTAAGTGCATTTTGCACAGCATCTACAATTATATTTTCACTACCTACCACGCCTGCGTTTACGGTTATATTGTAAGCGCCTGCAGGAATCTGCCCTTCACCTGCACCTGCACCGCGGCCTGAGCCTTTCTCGGCAAAATAAGTTAAAGCATTAGAGGCGGCTACTTGGGCAGCGCGAGCAGCATCATCAACTCTACGGTCAGGATTTTGGCCAGGGTTATAGTCAACACCAGGTATAAGGCCAGCAACAGCTGCAGCTGTATTACCGCTTGTGGCACCTTTTGCGCCGCCTGTAATACCAGCTACGGCAACGCCTGGCACGGATAGCGTAGGGAACTTAAACTTTGCTAATAAGTCTAGTGCAGCTTGTAGGTTAGCCAGGTTGATTAGATCGGTTGACTTCATACCTGCTAAGACCCTGTTTATGTCTAGCAGTTTGGCATCTTGCTTTTGCAAAGCGCCTAATATCTTTAAGTCTTCGTTTAGCTTGGCCGTGGCTTTTTCTATAGCTACAGTATCTTTAGCCGCTATGGCATCCTCTAAGGCGTTTATATCCTGCTTAACCTTTAAGCGCTGTACATCGTTGGCTATAGCTAATATCTGTGAGCCAGTAGTAGCTTTGCCTAGAGCTTCAGCCTGACTAATTAAAGCGGCGTTAAGTTGGATTTTATCTAAATCAAAAACGTCTGCACCCTTAGCTAAAGCCAGGTTTGCTTTGTCTATAGCTATAGATAGTTGTTTAGCTTTAGCTGTAGCTAGTGCCGCGGCCGCTGTTTTTTTAGTTTCTGCAGTAATCTTTTTAGCTGCAGCAAGGGCCTGCGCATCTTGTGCCTTTTTGCCCTGGTATGAGGTAGCCATACCTGTGCCTGCAAACTTACTAGCGGCTCTTGCTTTATCCTGGGCCTCAAACTGTGCAAAAGCTTTTTCAAGATCGCCCAGCATATTAAAGGCACCGCTGCCTGTAATAATATCTATAACGCGTATAAACTTAGCAAAATTAATAATGGCGGTGCCTATGGCACCTGAAATAGACTCTACAAGGCTGAGGGTTTTAGGTAGGCCACCTTCGCCGCCTAAAAGTGCAAGCGCATCCACTAAATCTTTGCCTAGTGTCTCAGCTACGTTTGCACCTGCTACGGTTAGTTTGTCTAACGATCCTGCGTAAGAGTCAGCTGCTAGTTGTGCCTGGCCTTTACTGACCTTAGCCACCTGGGCTAAAATCTCCTCAAAACTCATAGCTGCTAGCTCGGCTTTACTTAGACCTAGCTGGTACTTCATTAAGCCACGGGTATTACCCTGGTAAGCCTTTGATAAATCGGCTGTAACGCTTACAACATCCACGCCACTTAGCGCGCTTAAATCTAGGGCTGTGCGTAGTAAATCTTGTGACTTAATATAATCGCCCGTACTGGTTAGTAACATCTGGAAAGCGGGGCGTAGCTTGTCATCGAGTACGCCGTATTGGCGCTCTAAGTCAGATATAAACTTTTTAACGGCTGGGTCAGCAAAGGCTAGGCCTAAATTATTAAGAGTTTTGCTTAGTACCTTAGCGGCTTTATCATCGGCTGCAAAAGCCTTAACGGCCTGCATCGCACCTCTGGCGCCAAAAGCAATACCAAAAGCCCCAGCTAAACCTTTGACACTTTTCGTAAGTGTTTTAGTAGCTGTGTCAGCTTTACTAAATGCTTTTTTGCCTGTGAACTCGGCGGCTATATTTATTACTACTGAGGGATCAACAGCCATTACTTGACCCCCATAGAATTGTAAAACTTAAGTTTAGAGTTTTCTATAGCTTTAATTACAGCTGCGTTAGTCTTGCCGCCGTCATTGGCCCAGGCTCTAAAGATTGCACGGCCTCGCATTTTGCGACTACGGCGCCCTGCACCAGTTTGGTTATTGGCATCTACTATCTGACCGTCCGCGTTTATAGCATCTACAAACTGCTTACCTGCAAACGGGTTTGCGCTGCGCCCTTCATTTTTGCTACCTGAGCGCACCATTTTGCCAAAATCTGCGTGGCCAGGATATACAACAGGTTTTAATCCTGCCTGATCTCGGCCCCCAGGATTAACGCGGCCTGCTGTCTCATAGATTGCACCTGCAGCGCTAGCGTTTACAATACGAGCTACAGCCCTAAAGCCTTCCCTGTTGGGTTTGGAAGGTGAGGTTTTATAGCCTATGCCGCCCTTAGCTGCGCTACTGCTCCATATTGGGAATCTGCCTGTAGTTGTAGGCGCTTTAGCCCAGCCCGATAAAGGCGCGGTACTTGGAACAAAGCCACGAGCAGTTTTAACTATAGGGGCTAAAAGGTTTGCTAACTCTTTGCGAGTCTCTTTAGCTAACTCAGGGCTAAACTTTTTTATAGCCTTGCGTAGCTCAAGGGCGCCTCTTACCTCTACTGGCATTTTGCTGCTCCTTAGCTTTATCGTTTATTACCCTGAGCATATTCTTAAACATAAAATCGTCCAGGTCTAGCAGATACTGGGGCGCGATACCCGTTTCAACGGCTAGCTGCGCTATGAGGTAACCAAAACTACCGCGCCCCACTATTGCGAAGGGTCATCCTCCAGCACTTCAACCTTAGCTAAAGTGTCTAAAAATAACGCTCCAAAAACAGGTACTTCAATGCCACTTGATCTAAGGCACTCGTGCGCTAGCCAGTAAACATCGCTCTGCTTTTCATCATCTCTAAAGGCTTTATGAAAACCTTTTTTTGCATATAACTCAAAGGCCCACTCAATTTTCGGCGTTATCTGATGCTCAGATACCGTACCGTCTGCCCTTGTTATTTTAAGTTTTGCCATTGTGTTAGCCCCTTTTCTTTATTCTTATGGTGCGGTTGTAATTACGATTGGTGAGTTACAGGTAAATGTAATGCTCTGCATTGATTCATCTGCTACAGCGCCGTTAATGTCTTGAGTGTTATTAACCAAAACTGTAGTGCTGTATAGCGGGTTAGTAGTTGATACTGCGCCGCTAGTTTGCTTTAGTGTGAGTGGCACGGTTGTACCCCACGCAGCTTGCAAAGTTGCACGTACTGAACCTGCACCTGAGGCAGCATCATCATTTAGAAAATCTAAAGTAATTGTGCTGGCCTCTAAGCCTTTTACAAACTTATGAGCAGTATCACCCATAGCTGTTACCTCTAGCTCGTCAAAGGTTCGAGAGATGCTAGCGCTGGTTACGTGATCTGATAGTGCTACTGAGTTAAGAGTAGCCACTACGCCGTTTGATAAGAAAATTGCCATTAGGGCTATTCCTCTACTTTCTGTGTTGTAGTTTCTTTTGGTTGGGTTTCTTTAATCTCTTTTGGCAGGTCTTGGCCAATTTTGATTAAAAACGCTTTTTCTTCATCTGTAAGTGCCATTAGTTAGCTCCAGCTCGTTAGTATGCTTATTTGTAAATCTGCCGTTAGATAGTCACCTGCGGCAACGCTTAGTACGCTTGGCGCGCTCACGCCAGTAACATTAAATACGATTGCGCTATTAGCTAGTTTAGTAAACACAGCTACTATTGTGTCCTCTATGCCAATAAGGTTTGAGGCATTGTCAAACATTGGTACTGTCATAATAATCTTAAAATTAGCCATAGGCGATATAGTTGCCTGAGAGTTATTACTCGGCGTAATATATGGATCCGCAGGGGCAACCACCACGGCGCTAGATTGCATAGTGCTAGGCGGGTAGTTAAATACCGTCCATACACCTGGGTTAGCCAGGGCTGCAGCTATTGTGCTGCGTAAGGTAGTTATAGCTGCAGGCATTAGCCGACCATACCCGCAGGTGAAAGATACGGGGCCAAAAGCCCGCGCACGGATGCCATAAGAGTGTTAGACATCTTAAAAGGGCTAGGGCTGTAGCCGTCTAGGCTAGTTCCACCGTTTTGTGTACTAAATCTAGATGTCCATATATTTTCTGCCAGCATTAAAGCTGCAGCGTTAATAGCTGGCGTATTAGCGTAGGTAGCCGTTTTTGTATCGTCACCTGTCATAGTGCCATAAGGCAATACGCGCCTAAAGTTTTGATCTGCCGCTACTTTTGCATATTGAATAAAGCTATAGCCCTGTGGGTATTGCCAGTAATTTAGCTGCATATTAAAGGCAGGCAAGATATTAGCTGTGCCTGTGCTAAATGGAATTGTGCCCGTAATTGTGTAAGTACCGTTAAAGGTTGAACCAGCCCCAGCAATAGTTACTGATTGGCCCGTAGTAAATATGCCAGGGTTGGCAACCATAACTGTAGCGACATTAGACACCAACGCGGTACCGACTACGGGCGCGCTGTCAAACCATAAAAAGCCGTTTATTAGATCTTGTGCAGCTTGGCAGGTGTCCTCTATCCAGGTATAAGAATCGTACAAAGTGCCAACGCCCAGGCTAGCCTTCAAGGTAGCAGCTGTTACATACGTGGCTGGCATTTTTGTACTCCTATCTTACTTAGGTTTGGTAAGCCTCAAAGGGCTAAGAGGCCTACCAAACTATTAGTGGGTTTTCTTAGGTGAAGTTGTAACGAATAATACCCTTAGGCATTTTTGCAATAGTTGCCATATAACCATAGATAGCAACCTGCACCTGTAGGTTAGATACAACGTTAACTGACATATAGGCAGTTGGTGACTGATAAACAGTAAATGCCTCAGGCGCAAGAATAATCGCTGAGTCATCAACAGTTGTAGTAGCCGCAAAGTTCTTATCTACGTATAGATCAAGGCCTAGTACGTTGCCGCGGATTGAACCAGGCTGTGTTAGCCCGCCTGCGTTCATTGGCTGACTCGCTGAATAAATCGGTCTCCCCGTTGTATCTGATGCGGACATCAATAATTGCCATTGGCTACCGTTTGCAATGTAATTCTGTGCATAGTAACCAGTTGCCTCATAAACAAGACGTGCGGCTTCAGATGCGTAACCAATAATGCCTGCAGATGTAGCAGCTTGTGCTGTAGTTGCAACAGTACCCGCTGTAATAAGTGCAGCGTTAACTGTTGTATCTAGTGTCTTAAGATAAGCGTTTTGCAATTGGGCTGTGAGCTCGGCGTAAAAATTTGGATCTGAGCGCTCAAGGAGCTCAATACTTAGAGTATTCATACCAGAATACTTAGAAATTGTGCCTGTGAGATATTCTGTCACCATACCTGTATTAGCGACTGCGCCGCCTTCTGCCTCAACAGTTACAACAGGTGCAACGCCTGACTTACCGCCTGCAGATGTAACAAGAGAAGGGACATTTATGGTCATTCCAGAATTTGGCAAGACCCCACGGCTGCAGGCATCTATGCTCGGGGTTCCAAAACGTGTATTAGTTGGGAACTCGCTTAGGTATTGTGTTGGAGAAAATGCAGGGTTAGTACTGAAGTCATCATCGGCTGCAGTTACATATAGCTTGCTATCTTCATTACCTAGTGCAGCTTTGATTTTGTGTTCTGTGTATGCACCCATTGATGTAATAGGCGTACGTACGCGCTGTGAATTAAGCGCGCTTGGTAGGATGATTTTACGAGCTGCCTCTACTGTAGGTGCAGCCTGCTCTGTGGCATCTACTGCCTCAGGTGCGGATTGATCGGGGGCTGTAGTCACAGCGGCCTCGCTTTCGGTTTCGGTTTCGGTTTCGGTTGTGGTTGTATTTATTACGGTGTTAGTTGTCGTAATTTTTGTACTTGTGGACTCTGCGGCCTCTATTGGCATATCGCCTGCAGCTGCAGCAATTTTTTGCACCGCAGCGCTTGCAAAGGCAGCGCTCTCTACGAGTGATACCTCGCGTAAGGTAGCAGCGGTGACCAGGAGATAATCCTTTTGGGGCTTTGATGCGGTAACTTCCACACCAACGGATAAGCCGTCCATAAGTTGCTCCTGGGCTAGCAAAATCGCATCTGATCCACGTGAGGATGCACTTACCTTAAAGCTTGCATAAAGGCCGTCTTTAGCTGAGGTCATACTTTGCATACGCCCTACCACGGCTGAGTTATCGTGTGCCATTAAAAGTTTTACTTTACTTGGTTCAGCTGCGCTAATTGAACCCTCAGCAAAAACTACTTTACCCGCGCTTGTATAACCTACCTCGCCATAGGGTGCAATTTTGCCTGAAATCATACGGCGCTCGCCGCTATCTACTGCCTCGATATTGCCACTAAACGTTAAGATCACGGATTTTGTCCCCTTCATTAAGGCCACTAGGGCTTAGCTGTTCCATACTTTGCGCTTGCTCTAAGTCAATTAAACCTAGGTTAAGCATTTTTTCTATTGCATCTAAACGCGCTGCAGTATCGGCACGTAAGAAAGTTTCATCTAAAGCAAAGCGCACAACGTTACCGTGAGCCGTAATATCATCCATAGATAAACGGTTTTCAATAGCGCTAATAAACGGCTGTAAAGAATATGCTACAAACTCCTTGCGCCCGTCTAAGATATTTTGGTAAGTCATTGAATTATTCATATCTGCACTTATGTAATATGCAGGTACGTTCATTAGCCGTGCAACTTCCGTGGCTAAGTACTGGGATGATTCGTTGTAAGTCATATCTTTAGGGCTAAAACCAACCTGTTGGTAATCTAAAGTACTTGTTAAATATGCTGTGCTGCGTGAGGCACGTGCAGCTTTCCACGCAGCCAGCAAACCGCTTATCTGTGCCTCAGGTAAATCTGCACCGCTGTTTTTAATAAATCCAGTTGGCATAGGTGTAGCAGCTGCAACAGCTGCAGCTTTCTGTACGTCTATCGCGCTCTGTATTGTACGAGCGCCTGTCTCTAATACGCCAGGTAACAAAGATTGAAAAGTAACAAGGGAACCAATACCCGCCATAGGTGCGCGCTCACCATTGACAGAATAATACTCAACCTCATCGCCATACTTGTTAGTTGTAACAGTTACGCGAGTATTAGCTACCCACTCAAAACCGCTAGGCCTGCCGTCATCAAAATAAGTGCTGAGGACCCTGAGATACCCGACACCATAGAAAAGCAAACTATCAACTAAATATGCAATCGTAACGCTACGGGGTTGGCGTGGGTCAAACTGATCTAGCCATAGTGGCGATTCTAATTTTTTACCTGTAGATTTTTTGTATAGCTCTAAATCAATACTTGATATTACGCCTGCAATTAAGTTACGGCATCTTGCAACGCTGGCACATTGTAAAGCTATGGAACGATCCATAAACGGGGCACCGTTGCCAGTTGCATAAAGACCGCCGTAGCTATAAACGCCTGCGCCGTAACCTTGTGACATAACGGCAGGGGCTAACTGGGCTGTGACATCTTTTTTAGATAAACCAAAAGTTTGCAATAGACCCATAGGGCGAATTATAGGTTATCCACAGGTGTAAAGTTATACACACCCTCGGCGTGTCTAAACGTAAACTTTAGCCTCAGATACGGGCTGTGCCAGGATGTGAATTACCATAGCTAGGCCAATAGGTATATCTACGGGGCCAGCTGATTTACGGCGCACAATACGCCAGGCATCGGGTGTTATTTTAGCTGCACAATTAGCCATTTGTTGTATCAATAGATCCTGCCCGCTGTGCCTTAAACGGTCATTAACTAGGGCATCGTGAAAGTCTGAACAGGCAGTATAAAAGCTCTGCCCCGATACGTCTCGCGTTTGTACGCCCGCATTTTGCAAACGCTGGGCTATGGATGCCGTGGTGTACTTGTCATAACAAACCATACGTGGGTAATACATATCGGCCCATTTTTTAATACTTGCAGCTATAGCTAACTCATCTACTGCTACTTGTGAGCTGTAGGTATCTAACACAGCTACACCTATGCGCCCGTCACTTAATAACTGGCCCATAACAAGGCTTGCATCTCGGCGGCTAGGGCTAACGTCAAAGGCAAAAACAGTTAAAGGCCCAGGTGCCATTTTCAGGTTGATGTCGCTGGCATCCTCAACAGATCCGTGGGGCCACGGTGATTGTAAACTATCTATCCATTGGCATAGCGTTTCTGTCCTAAATTGCTCTGTGGTTTGTGTCGTTAGGGCTTCTTGAATTGAGGCCTCGGTAACCAATATGCCTAAAGCTGGGTTAGCTTGCGCCCAGGCTTTACGATCATCTAA